ATCGGAAATCAATACTTCCGATACTTCAATCTGGCAAATGCTGAGGCGATCACTCTCTCGGGTCAAGTCTCGATTCGTTGGATCGAAAACAAGATCAACGGATACCTAAATAAGATTTTGCAAACTGCCGACGAGGATTATGTCATCGCCTCAGATACTGATTCGATTTATCTTAATCTCGGACCTCTTGTTAATAAATTTCTTGGTGCTAAGTCTAGCGATAAAGCAGCAGTTGTTCCAATACTTAACAAGATCTGCCACGAGAAACTGGAACCTTTTATTGAATCATCATATCAAGAGTTGGCAACGTACGTTTCGGCGTATGACCAAAAAATGATCATGAAGCGGGAGAACATCGCTGACCGTGGTGTTTGGACTGCTAAGAAGAGATACATCCTCAACGTATGGGATAGTGAGGGTGTACGATACGAGAAACCCAAACTCAAAATCATGGGTATCGAAGCAGTGAAGTCTTCTACACCTGCACCTTGTCGTGGTGCCATTAAAGAAGCACTCAAAGTGGTCATGAATGGCACAGAGGAGGAGGTTCAGAAGTACATTGCTCGGTTCCGTAAGGAGTTTGAGAGTCTCCCCCTAGAAGATATTGCATTCCCTCGCTCATGCAATAACATAAGTAAGTTCTCGTCACCTAGTCACATCTATGGTAAGGGAACACCCATGCACGTACGTGGTAGTTTGTTGTATAATTACTATGTAAAGAAGTTGAAGATTGGTCACAAGTATCCCCTCATCCAAGAGGGAGAGAAGATCAAGTTCATCTATCTCAGGGAACCTAACAGAATCGGTGAGAACGTTATCTCGTTCTTCCAGACTCTACCGAAGGAGTTTGACATCGATGGATCTATTGATTATGATCTACAATTCGACAAGAGTTTCCTCAGTCCCGTCAAGGTTGTCCTTGACGCTATCGGTTGGACACCAGAAAAACGTAACACTTTGGAGTTTTTATTCGGATGAGTTTTCTTAATGATGTAGTCAAGGAGATTGGCAATGAGTATGCTGGCGTGGTCAGCGACGGCGTTGCTGCTGGCGATGTTGCATCTTTCGTTGATACTGGCAGTTATCTATTTAATGCCGTGGTTAGTGGTTCGATTTTCGGAGGTCTTCCTTCCAACAAGATTACTGCCTTGGCAGGAGAATCAAGCACGGGCAAGACTTTCTTTGCTCTCAGTGTGGTTCGTAATTTCCTTAATTCTGATCCTGATGCTGGATGCATTTATTTTGAGTCCGAGTCTGCAATCTCTCGTGAGATGATCGAGAGTCGTGGTATCCCCTCTGATCGTATGGTCATCGTCCCTGTGGTTACTGTGCAGGAGTTTAGACTCCAAGCAATCAAGGTGATCGATAACTATATGAAACAACCAGAGAAGGATCGCAAACCTATGATGTTTGTGCTGGACTCTCTGGGTATGTTGTCCACCAGTAAGGAGATCTCTGACTCAGAAGAGGGTAAAGAGACTCGTGACATGACCAGAGCACAGGTAGTTAAGTCTATCTTCCGTGTGCTTACCCTCAAACTGGGCAAGGCAAACGTACCTCTACTTGTCACAAACCATACATATGATGTGGTGGGTGCCTATGTGCCAATGAAAGAAATGGGCGGTGGTAGCGGACTTAAATACGCTGCATCGACTATTGTATACCTATCCAAGTCGAAGGAGAAGGATGGCACAGCAGTAGTGGGCAACATTATCAAGTGTGAGACTAAGAAGTCTCGCTTCACAAAGGAGAATTCCAAGATTGAGACCAGACTTTTCTACGATGAGCGTGGACTGGACAAGTATTACGGACTACTGGAACTGGGTGAGAAGCACGGAGTCTTCGAGCGGGTTGGCAACCGCTACAAGATTGGTGGATCTAATCTTTTTCCTAAGTCTATTCTCGCTGATCCCGAGAAATACTTCACGGAAGAAATAATGCAGGCACTTGATGAGGTCGCAGCAAAGGAGTTTAGTTATGGAGCATGATGCTTACGTGCAGGTCTATGATAATGTTCTCGATGACAACCTCATCAAGAACATCATGGACATGCAACGTGATGTAGACTGGGAATACTGGGACAGAGAGGGTCGCCCTCAGTTCCACCAGTTCAATGTAACTGGGTATGCAGAACAGAACCCTGACTCTTCATGGGGCAAGGTACACAACCGTATGATCGAAGCGATCAAGGATGTGTGTGATCGTTACATGAAGGATGTGAAATGTCAGGACAACTGGCCAGCAGAGAATGCTTTGGAACAGATCAGATTGAAGAAGTATGTTGCAGCAGATGATGATCGTTTTGATCCTCATGTTGATGTGGGTGACCACAGCAGTGCTAGAAGGTTCCTTGCTTTGTTCTTCTATCTTAATGATGTTGACGAAGGAGGAGAAACGTGGTTTACTAAGATGAAGTACAAGGTCAAACCCAAGGCAGGAAGATGTTTACTCTTCCCACCGACCTGGACATATCCCCACGCAGGACTACCACCAGTGTCCTCTAACAAATACATTATCGGAACTTACCTCCACTACCTCTAATGCAGAAGATCGAAGAGATTGCCCTTAGTAAACTCATTGTTGATGAGAACTATTGCAGGACTGTTCTGCCTTTCTTGAAGGACGAATACTTCAACACCACCTCACACCAGGTTCTCTTCACAGAGATCAATGATTATGTGACGGAATACAATACTATTCCTGAGACTACTGCTCTCAAAATTGAGGTTGAGAAGAGGAAAGATCTGAGTGCTGATATTATCAAGGAGATCGAAGACTTCCTTGATACTAAGATTGATGACACTCAATATAATGATGACTGGTTGATGGACACCACTGAGAAGTGGTGTAAAGAACGTGCGATCTATCTTGCTCTGATGGAATCCATCAAGATTGCAGATGGACAAGACAAGACTCGCACCAAAGATGCTATCCCTCACATCATGAGTGAGGCATTGGGCACATGCTTTGATGATACTGTTGGACACGATTACTTACTAGACTCCGATGACCGCTACGACTTCTACCACAAACAAGAAGACAAGATCCCGTTTGATCTTGAATACTTTAACAAGATCACGAAAGGTGGTCTCCCTAGCAAGACTCTCAACATCGCTCTTGCTGGCACGGGCGTCGGGAAGTCTCTATTCATGTGCCACATGGCTAGTGCCTGCCTCTTGCAGGGGCGCAACGTACTCTACATTACACTTGAAATGGCAGAGGAGAAGATTGCTGAACGAATTGATGCCAACCTCTTGGACCTCAACATCAAGCAACTCTCAGATCCCCTCTTCACCAAGCAACAGTTCCGAACCCGAGTAGACAAGGTTGCTAAGAAGACAAAGGGTCGTCTAGTAATTAAGGAATATCCCACAGCATCTGCTCATGAAGGACACTTCAAGTCGTTGCTCAACGAACTGAGCATGAAGCGTGGGTTCGCTCCTGATATTATCTTCATTGACTATCTAAACATCTGTGCATCTTCTAGGTTCAAGAACGCTGTTGTCAACTCGTACACATACATCAAGTCGATTGCAGAAGAACTTAGAGGTCTCGCAGTTGAGTACAATGTACCGATTGTATCTGCTACCCAGACCACACGTTCTGGTTATGGTAACTCTGATGTAGAGATTACTGACACCAGTGAATCATTCGGACTGCCTGCCACTGCTGACCTTATGGTTGCTCTTATCTCTACTGAGGATCTAGAAGCGACTGGTCAGATTATGGTCAAGCAGTTAAAGAATAGATATAATGACCCGACCATGAACAAGAGATTCATCGTTGGTATTGACAGAGCAAAGATGAGACTGTATGATTGTGATCAGTCTGCACAAGACAACCTGATTGACTCTGGTCAGGATATTGAGGACAAGATCCTTGATGCAAACACCAAAACTAAAAGTAAATTTGACACTTGGCAAGTATGACCAACCCACAAAATGAACCCGCTAACAAACGTGCCCGTGAAGGTGGTGTACCTATTGACCACGAGTTCAGTGACAATGCATCAGCAGCAGCAGAGGAACTGAACAACGCTGCTCAGGACATCAAGGAGGGCATGGAGAATCGCCTTGAAGATATGCAGGAGGACACTCCTAAGACTCCTGAGGACTTCATCAACAAGAAAGGATTCAATGCCTGGGTCACCGCTGAGAAGATCCGTGAGAAGGACGAGGCAAAGAAGAAAGCAAAGGAAAGGAGCGAACGTTTCCGTGTTGACCTGGATAAGTATCTGCACTTCGCTGATGATACTTGCTCCAAACCCAGCAAGAATCAAACTGCATACATCGAACGCCTTCGTCAACTGAATGATGATGGTTGTAACATTGCACGTCTTGACACTGCTGCCGCTGGTCTCTCTGCTGAGTCTGGTGAGTTCATGGAGATCGTCAAGAAGTTGAAGTTCCAAGGCAAACCCTGGAACGATGCCAACAAGGAGCACCTGGTCAAGGAACTGGGTGACATCCTCTGGTATGCTGCACAGGCATGTCTTGCTCTTGACGTTACCTTTGACCACGTTCTGTATGTCAACTCCTTGAAACTTGCTGCTCGTTACTCTGAGGGTGAGTTCTCTATCGAAGAGTCTGAGAACCGTGCTGAGGGAGACATCTAATGGACGGAGCAGTACACGCTTGGCATAGTATGTCCTATGGAGAAGGGTTCCTCTTCTCCGTATGGATTCTAGGAATGTATTACGTCAAACTCCAAATGGATAAACGATTTGGTGGTCGATAATGTTAACTGCTTGGATCCACATAGTAGCATTCTTTCAAGTTGTAGTTGTAAACTGTATTCAACCAGTCAACTGGCAGTATTGCTACCGTGTGGATCAGTGGTTGATCCCTGATCTAGTTGAAGGCATCATGATATACACAGGAGAGAAGACTCCTTACCAGACTGAGAAAGATTATCTAAATAGTATCGACGACTAAACAGGCACACTGTGGCATCTAAGATTCAAGACGTTTGGCCAAGATATATTCCTGTATTTCGTGACGGTCATGATGGAACAGTTGCACGAGCAACACCCATTTATGATTCGGAAAACGGGAGTAGAAAATTAGGATCAATTCCGAAGGATGCTGATGTCCATTACATCGCAGGTAACTTCAATCAACCTCCATCCCGTATGGAGGTTTTGTGGTATGCGAACAGTCGTGCTGATGAACCAGTTCGCGGGTGGATCAATCTATCTGCTGTAAAGAAACCCACCATGACACGTACTGGTGTCAAGGTATCAATGAAACCTCAGGACTTCCCTGGTATTGGTGGTGTTGAACTAGCATACTCTGCCTACCTTGACAAGATCAAGGAGGTTGTTCTCGCAAGAGACATACCTATTCCGTTAAAGAACTACCTTATACAACTGATTGAGTTTTGTGATAGTCACTCAGCAGGAGATAGGGCAGATCTGATTGCTGCATATAGAGACTTCGCTGCCAGTGATGCATTCGATAGTCTTGCTAACATCCAGAAGGATTTTAGTGAGTTGATGGCACCAATCTGTGTGCTTGAAAGAGGTCAGAGTCAACTTGCTAAGTTAGGTTTCGCAGGACTCAATAAGAAAAATGCGATTGTGTTCGTACCCACAGCAGGTAACTATCCTCTGATTGACTTCATCATTAAAGATACTGATGGTAGAGAGTATCCTTTCTCTGTGAAAGTAATGTCTAAGACTACTAACGTCATCAAACCACAAGACTTGATGGAGTTTGTGAATGATAATCCAAGAGATCCTTTCATTATGAAGTTCAAACGAACGACTGAATATGAAGTCCTGAGACTCTTGGGGGATACTACCAAAGGTGTTGCCCAAACCCAGTATGAGACAATCAGATATCTGGCACAGACCCAACCCTTTAAGACTGAGTTACCTGCTAACCTAAGTACATTGATACCAGCAAACCCCACACCTCAGCACTTCACAGATGCAACGATTGATGCGAACATGGCAACCTGGAACTCTATGTATGACAAGTTCATCAGAGGCAATCCAAGATTCCTCAATGAGGCATCTTTAACCAGAGGTCGTCTAGGTAAATATAATCAACTGTCTTATCTGATGGCAGTTGCGATTACTAAGATCAGTCAGGACCGCACCAATGGTCTCAACTATCTTGAAATTGTCAGAGACTTTCTAATGGCAAAGGTTTCTTATTACAAGTTTAAGATTAATAACAATGGAATGCCAGAGTTCAAAATGGAGAACAAGTTCCATAATGACTTTGATAATAATACTAAGTTTGTTTTGAGAACGAAAGCATCCAAAGGTTCCCCACTAAACGACAGAATCGGAGTCCAACCATGAGCAAGAATACTCATCTCGAACACCTAGAAGATGACATCTTCAACAATGGTTATGCTGGTGCTAAGAACGCACTGGCGTTCCTAGAAGGACTCAAAGGTATGCTGACCACTGGTAAAGGTGGTGGCAGCATGAAGGTCACAGTGAAGTGGGATGGTGCTCCTGCTATTATCTGTGGTGAGGATCCTGTCAATGGTTTCTTCTTTGTAGGCACCAAGTCTGTGTTCGCCAAGACTGAACCCAAGATCTGTTACACCCATGATGATGTTGATCAGTGGTATCAGGGAGAACTTGCAACCAAGTTGAAGATGGCACTAGACCACTTGTCGAAGTTGCCTATCAAGGGTGTGATCCAAGGTGACCTGCTCTATACTGGTACTCCAATGCTCACTATGATGGGTGGCAAGAAGTGCTACAAGTTCAAACCCAACACGATTACCTACTGTGTCGAGAAGGATACAGAGATGGGTAAGAAGGTTGGTCAATCTAAGATTGGTATAGTATTCCACACACATTACAATGGACAAGACTTTGATTCCATGGCGGCGGGTTTTGGTGTTGACGTTTCTGGTCTTCAAGGTAGCACTGATGTGGCAGTCTTCTCATCAGCGTTCACTAATACAAACGGAATTGCAAACCTCAGCGGTCCTGAACTATCAACACTCAACCAGACAATGAGAGTTGCTAAGCGTAACCTAGATGGTTCTCGTAAGTTCCTGAATGAGATCGGTGGCACTTTGAAACCTATGCAACCTGCTGCTCTGTTCAAGATCTTCTTCAACCAGAAGATCAAGGAGGGTAAGATCCCTACAACTTCACAGGCAATGCTGAACGACTTCAAGAAGTTTGTAGAGACTGCCTATGCTAAGAAAGAAGCAGGTGTGAAGACACCAAAGGCAAAGGCAAACTGGGAGTCTAAGAAAGAGGAGGCGATCAATTACCTAAATAGTAATAAGTCTGAAATCTATAAGGCGTTGGATGGGTTCCGAAACCTGATCACCGCTAAGGAACAGATCATCAACCGACTCAAAAAGATTGAGGGGGTTGGCACATTTCTAGAAGATGAAAAAGGTTACAAGGTTACAAGTCCAGAAGGATTTGTAGCAATCAAGGATGGCACTGCTGTCAAACTTGTTGATCGACTTGAATTCTCTCGTGCAAACTTCACCGTAGCAAAAGATTGGGGCAAATGAGATTTCGTCAGTTTATTATCGAAGCAGCACAAGCCGCTGCTAAGAAAGCAACTACTTCTAAACCAAAGAAGAATGAAGTAATCGACAAGCATGTTGCCATTACATTCGGCAGGTTCAATCCTCCCCATGCTGGTCATGGTAAGTTGCTGGATGCTGTGAAGTCACACGCTGGTGACTCAGGTAACTATCGTATCTACCCTTCTAGATCTCAGGATCATAAGAAGAATCCTCTGCACCCTGAGCAGAAGATTGAACACATGCGTGGCATGTTTAAGAACCACAAGGATGCTATTCAGAACTCTGAACAGCATAGAAACATCTTTGACATTCTTCGTGACCTTCATGACGAGGGACATGAGCATGTCACTATGGTGGTTGGTGATGACCGTGTAAAAGAATTTGAGAACCTAACTCAAAAGTACAACGGTAAGCACTACGACTTCAAGAGTATCAACATTAAGAGTGCTGGTGCTCGTGATGATAAGAGTGATGATCCTATCGAGAAGTTGTCTGCTTCTGCTATGAGAAAGCACGCTGCGAGTGGTGATCACGACTCCTTCCATGCAGGAACAGCAGGATACAAAAGGTCTAAGGAGATGATGCAACATGTCCTTGATGGCATGACACCTCCTAAGAAAGCAGAGAAGAAAAAGAAAGCAGCAGTCAAGGAAGACTGGGCATACTTTGAATCAGTTGCTCCTAAACTTGACTTTGAATCCTTCCGTGATTACTACATGCTCGACCACATCTTCAAGGTTGGAGCACTAGTTGAGCACGATGACACTGGTCTTCGTGGTGAGGTATCACATCGTGGTACTAACTATGTCATCATGCGACTACCTGATGGTTCAGAGAACCGTGTGTGGTTGCAGCATGTCAGTGAGGTTACTGACAACCAAAGCAATTATTCGGCGGACGATGGTAGTGGTAACGATTGGAAAATCGGAACTGATAAATACCGTATGGCAGTTCAGAACATGACTCCTGGGCAAGAAATCAAGAAGTTCAGTGAGTTCACCAAGAACCAAAAGTCATTAAAGAATAAATAATACTATACTTTTCCCTAGATCAATGCTGGATATTAAGGTAGGCGCTGCTCTGCTTGGGTTTTCCCTGTTAGAACAACGTACAATTCTCGACTGTGTGAAGGAAGGTAAAGAGGCACCAACCTCCCGTCTTCAAGAAGCAGTTCTCAAAGTAACTGAAATCATCGACTCCCATGAGGAAGTCGTGGAAGGTTATGCTGGGTTCCCAATCGATAAGGAACTCATTCAGAAGAACAAAAATACCTTCAAGGATGATCGTAACATCGGTCGCGTAATCTCCCAAGGTGGTCAGTCAATGGTCATCACTGGTAAGAAAGCGGATGGACGTTACCAGGTTGTTGGCAAGAAAGGGGAAAAGACTGCCAAGGCACCTGAGGATATCGGTCTCAACTTGCAGCGTGAGCATATCGATATCGATGATCTGCACAATCAGATGGTCGAAGGTATGAAGCAAGCACGTAAGAACGTGGGCGCTAGCACCTGCTGGGATGGATACAAAGCAAAGGGCACTAAGAAGAAGGGCGGTAAGGAAGTTCCTAACTGCGTCAAGGAAGAGGATCAGATCGACGAGCGTTACAAAGGTAAGCACGGTCAATCTGAGAAAGAGTATCAGGACGGTCGCTCACAAGGTGGCAAGATGGTCTCTGGCGATTCCAAAATGAGTGGTGCAAAATACTCTCATGGTAGAAGAGTAGACGACGGTGGTGCTGGTCCACAACCTGCTGGTGGTTCTAAGAAACCAAAGGCACAAGGTAGGATGGACAGAGGTGG